ACTCATCTTAGGAGTAGTACCAGACACACCAGAAGTTAAAGTACTTCTTACCAGGTCAAACTCTGCAGCATTACCCCATTCGACTAATGCTTTCTGGGTTTGCCTTGCTAATTCATTTTGGCCAGTATACTGCTCTACGAGTTGCTCAGTGCGAGAAACTCTGAAAGGAATAGCAACATTTTCTACAATGTTGGTAAACCTTGAAGGAGCTGTTCGAGCTAAGTTGGTGTAATCACCAGACTCAGCTACGGCAGCAGTTGCAGTAGTCCTCAATGTATCATACAAGGTATTATGGATAGTATTAATGGCTTTAGTTTTACCCAAGTTTGCAAGGAACCAGTTTTCTTTCGCTGTCAAGATTTCAACCAATCCTAGGACGTCTTCTTTTCTACTATTTGCGTCATCATAAGTACGCAAGATATTGTCAGTAGCCATCGTAACTTGTCCTTTTTCGACAAGTTGGTTTACTGCTCAAATGCTTTTACAAGATCCTCTTTTTCTTGATCACTCAAGTATTTAGGATCTTTAGCTGCTTTATTAAGCAAGTCTTGATACTTGCTTTTAGTTACGCCAACCCGTCGATTAGTTTCTAAGATTGGCGATTTCGTATCTTTGCGGGATTTAATAAGAGTTTGGACTTCTTCACTCTTAGCAACCTCGTCAAAAGATTCATCTCTAGCAAGTGCTAAATCTTTGATTAAATCCATATATGGTTCACATTCAGGAGCTTTTTTAAGAAATTTAAGTGCCTCTACTTCTTCTTCCAATAAAGATACTTTTGCATCTCTATCGATTTCAGGTTCAGGCTCTACAGGTTCTTTAAAAGCTTCCTTCTTTTGCCTACCTACATGGCTTTGAGTATCTTTAATAGATTTAGCTGCCTTTTCTACAGATGTATACTTCTTACCAGTTGCCTCTTCGGCAAACTTTAAGATTGCTTCTTCCGCCGACTCCTGGGACGCTTCAGCCTGTTCAGGCTGTGCTTCAGAAGGCTCGGGGAGTTTCTCCGCTGTCTCAGGTGTAGAAACATTTTCTTCGCCTTCTGGAGAGCTAACGTCTTGCTCTTCAGGGACGGTAGAAGAAGGATTGTTTTCTTCTGCCATAGATTTTTAAGTTACTTAATCGCTTATTTAATCGACCTTTTCAATATCCTCAGGCAGTTCAAAATCTACTTCTGCCTGAATATTATTTATTTCGCTTAACCACTCTTTTACTAATTCTATTGCTTCCCTATAAACTTCTACATTAGATCCTTGTGGAAGGTTCATAATATCTCTTTTCTTGTTTATCTTCTCTGCTAATCTTCTATTAATTCCTTTCCAAGCTTCTGTCTCTATAAAGGCTTGAATGGCTTCTTGTTCTGTTTTTTTGTTCATTTTAATTTCTTTAATTGAGCTTCATAATAATCTAATTGAGATATATCTCGTTGTGTTGCAGAGCCATTTCTCATCTTCTTTCTCAAAGGTACCATCTTTCTTCTAATAAATCTCTTCTTTTCTATTTTTGATTTAATACCTTTAAACTTTCCTACTACTGCCTCTGTAACAGGTCTTGGTTTAGGTTTTAAAAACTGTTTTGTTAATTTACTTTCTTGTATTCTTCTTTCAGATACTTGTAATGGAGGTCTAGGATTTAAAGGATTTAAACTTCTTCCTTCTGTTCTACTAGAAAACTTCTTTTCAGCCCTTTTTTGAGCTATTTTTCTAACATTCCTTTTAGTCGCTCTTCTTGCTCTTCTAATAGCAGCTAGGTTTCTTCTAGTTTCTCCAGCTCCTCTTATTGCACTCCTAACAGAACTACGTAATGTTGTTTTAGGCATATTATTTTCCTTTCTTAGTTTTTACATATCCAGGATAAGACTTACCGTCTTTATAGCAGATATACATAAACTTCTTATTACTTATTTTTTTAGTGCGAATACGACCACCATCACGAACACACTTATCGAATCCTTTTGGCATTTCTTTTTATCTTTTTAATTTTTCTATTTTCTATAAAGAATTTTAAATCTTCTAAACTATTCCTTACGAATAAAGTTTTACGTTTCTTACAAATATGACAAATCTTCCAATAATACTCATCAGGTTTTCTATATTGCTGATCTATAACTCTACTAGACCAATTATGTAATCCTATCCTACAAAATATATCTGGCCACCAATGTTTATAATACATTATGCTCTCCCTACAGCACCCACAGTTTCTGCTGCTACACGCTGTGGTACTGATTGACGAGGTGCTCCTGGTGCTCTAGGTGGTACTGCACTTCTAGGTACTCCACCTTGAGGCTGAGGTTGTACTACACCAGCCGCTCCAGGAACTTCTTCTTTTTTAAGAACCATTGAATTTAATCCAAGTATATCAAATAATTCTTTGAGTACAGGAGTAACATCCATAGTTGGATCAAAGTTTCTAAAGTTAGCAAGTACTTGCATTAGATTTTGTACCAAAGTATTCTTATCAAATTCTTCATTAGTTACATATACTTCCACATCATAATCAGCATCAAAGACTTCCTTACCTAATTTAACATATCTATCTGTTCCTAACTTTTCTAGCTTTTTAGTAGCTTTTTCTTTAGCATTCTCAAACTCTTCAGGAGAAGGAAACTTCATATTCTCCTGCATATAATCAAGTAATGCTTGTGTAGCTCCTTGGCTTACTGCACTTTCATCAAACTTTTCTAACTCTCCAATATCTCCTGTAATTCTAAGTATTTCATCTTGCGTAATATACTTACGCATAATAGGTAAGAAATGATCTTCTATAACACGCTGGAGAAACATTCCTAATTCTTCTTGAATCAAAACAAACGCAGATCGGGCTGACTGCGATTGTAATACTGCGTTTGTTGCAGGCATTGACGCTGGAGTATTCTCACCTGTAACTATCTCATAAGTATTAGTAACCTTTTGTGATAACTGATACATATTCTGCTCATCTGCTATTGATTGGTCAAAAGCAAAATTCCTTGTTTGCATCTCTCGTATGTCCTCACCAATCTTGTTTACTAATACACCACCACCTTCTTTAAGTTTAGATAAAGCTTGCTGACGAATACCAGACCCTTTACGTATTTCAAATAAACCACGTTCTAAGATCCTTCCTGCATTCCTTCTTACATTTACAACTTCATTTACTTGTTCTTGCATACCAAATAACTGTTCTGCAATACCACGTCCATACCAACGTCCAGGAGCTTTCTTAAGCCAACATTCTTCATAAGGTTTTTTCCCATCAGGATCAGGATTCTCTATAATCTTATGCACTACAGGAGCATCTGATAAAAGACCAGAGATTATGATAACACCATCTATCCATTTATCTCTATCTGCTTCTTTACCAGTAATCCAACGCTTAGAAATCTTGCCCCATCTTTCAAACAACTCTACCATAGGTATTCCAGCATCATATCCTCTAGCTACATCTGTGTATGGTTCAACTGTAGTATCTCTCCTATTCACAAATTCTATATTCATCCACTGTCCTTCGTAACTATCCAGCTCATCTATGGTTAATAAACAACGTTCAATAACAGCTGATGATTCTTGGATACTTTCTGATACTGGATCAATGTAGAAATTAAGCAAATCTACACTTTTAATCTTTGTATGATATTTTTTAGCTTTCTTATCCTCCCATATCTTTGCTACACATGTTCCGTCAATACACATGTTTCGAATAATATCATCTAATATTTCACCAAAGTTAAGTCCTGTTAATCTATCACGTAGGAAATGACGTATAAGATTAGCTGATCCTATAAACTTAGGCGCTTTAGCACGTACATTAATATCTTTTGTATCAAGATCAGTATTCTTAATTACACTCTCTACTGTCCACTCTGTTAAAGGCACAAAAACCTTTTCCCTACCAGTAGTAGAGTCCTTTTGTTCTTCAAATATTGAATAATAGTTTTTGCGAGCTTTTTTAATGACTTCCCGCATTTGAAAAGAAACATCTTCAGTCACAAAACAAGTAGCATCTTGCCAATTAGCTACTTCTTCATGTACTTGCAATATAGCTTCTCTTTCTATATCACTTGGAGTATATTCAGGCATTTTATTTTATATTTAATATTTCTCAATTATTGGAGTTATAACATTATCCGAAGGCTTTCTCTCATCAGGTTCAGGAATCTTAGAATTTAATCCCCATACAGCAAGTGCCAAGCTCATTACACAATCATCATGCAATCCTTCTGGAACTGTAATCTTTGTTTTACGAGTTTCAGGATTAAGTTCGTATTGAAAACTACGTAATTCATCATGCAGTTGCGTAGCATGTCTTGGAAGTTTAACTAAATCCTGTTCTAAAAGTACACGTAGATTATTTAAGAGTTCTGTACGTGTCTTTTCTGTAAAAGTAAATGCTTCTATTGAAACCCCTCTCTGAGCTAAGTCATCTACTACAGGGTCTCCAAGTCCTGTAGCATCTACAACGCATCTAGCATTATTAAATCTAAATACTGTTGATTCTATCTTAGATTTTTGTAAATTCCAATCTATTTGATTAAAACGTTCAGGATTACTTACCTCCCAAGTATGTTTATCTACTGCTGTAATAACTGTCCAGTCCTGATACTTACCTAAATCTACTCCTGTTTGAAATAGTCTACCTTCTGAAGGATATATATCTTCATGATCTCCTATATTTACATCTATTCTTTTGAAGAACTGTCCTGCACCTTCTACGAAATCACACATATACTCCTGATTAAAGAACGCTTCCGTCATCTGAGGATCTTTCTTGATATTCTCTAGCTCTTCATCTGTAAATACATTTGTAGTTTTTGAAGTCTGTAACCAAGCTTGCCATTCTCCCTTATTCTGTTTAGCATACTCAAACATCTTCCAAGCATGATTTCTTCCTTTAGGTGTGAATATAAAAGTTGCTGTTCCTTTATTCTCATCTAACATAGGCCTAAGTGTTGGCCATACATCTGTTTTCATTTCAGCATACTCATCAAGTACTACATCACACATATTCATACCACGAACTACTTTATCAGGATCATCTGCACCTAAGAGATACCACATACTACCATTTACAAACTCTATAAACAACTCACTATCATTCTTTCTTTTAATAATCTCAGGAGGAATATGAGCATCAAGCATAGCAGGATCTTGCCAAATAACACGTTTAGCTTGTTTGAAAGTAGGCAGGATATAAGCATATACTCCTTTCTTGCCCATAGCCTTACGTATCTGCTCATTTAAAGCTGTAAGTGTTTTACCACTTCTTCTATGAAAAACTATAACCTTGAATCTTGCTTTACTTTTTAATACATCTAACTGATATTCTCTAGGTTCATAGTTATGAGGAATCTTTATCTCCATACTAACCCATATAAAATTCTTTTGGTTCGTCTCCAATAAACTTTTTAAATAATGGATCAAAACTTAAGTAACTACCATAACATTTACTATCCCTTGTTCTAAAAACTGGATAACCTCCATACCAATTACAAAAATCTTTTCTTTTTTCAATCTTATCTACTCTTTTTTGAACTTCTTCAGAGTATCCTCTGTTTTTTTTATTCTTTTCCATTATAGTTCTGCAATACTATTTTCAAATCTTCTCCATCCCCTCCAGTAAGTTCTTGTCTTTCACTAAATTCTTTTTTAGCTTTTCTAGTTAAATACCATTTTGCAGTATCAATATCTCCTATATCTAATTTCTTATTTACAGCTTGTCTTGCCTTTAAAACTGGTCTTTGCCTTAATCGATTAAGTTTCTCTTTTAAATCCTCATTCTTCTTTATCCAATCATAATACGTAACTGTGCTAATATTAGCGTAATAACAAGCCTCAGGAATACTTGCATCTATGGCAAATGCTTCCTCTAATTTCTTAACAGTTTCTTCATTATATTTTGCCATTTTTTATAAATCTTGCCCTTCAATTATATAATCATAATCTCCTGTAAATTCATAATCTGTAGCTTCTTCTTTTGATTGAGATTCTTCTCTCATTTTAATAAATCTTTAATTCTATTATAACTTTGTAAAAATGCTCCGTAGTTTTGTGGAGAATCAAAATCTTCCGTAAGATCGTTTATCTCTGTAAACTCTTTTCTCCCTAGCCACTCGTATAAAATCCATGTGCCGCTCTCTTCAAACTCTTTATCTAAATATCTGGCTTTAAACTCATTTAACTTATCAAATACTCCTCTTGTAAACTTAACTGCGAATATTTCTTTGCCAGCATCATAGTGAAAAACCTCACTCTTCTCTGATCTTCCGAAAAACATATTCTCACTCTTATCCTCTAACACCGTATCTAGAGCTTGCGCTGACCAGTACACATCCCCGTAAAGAAATAGGACATGCTCTTTAAATAACTTACTCCCGTTTAAAAACTTATCTATTTCAGGATAGGAACTACCAACATACTCCTTACACGGCACTTCACCTAAATATCCTATCTCTGGCACCGTTACTACGAACTTCTTCTTTCTCTCTTTAAGTAATCTAAATAGCCTGTGGATAACTGGTTCTCCTCCTACTGGCGCTAATTGCTTAGGAATATCTAAATGATTATTCCACCTCTCCGCCTTTCCCGCTGCCATTATGATAATGTTCATAAGTTATAGGTTTTTTAACTTCTATTTCTTTCCTACATTTACCGCATCTTACTTTTACCCCCTTAACATAATCCCCTAAATAGCCCCTACAACGTGGGCACCAAGTAGAATGTAAATTAGGCATAGGTCTTAATCTATTAGCAGTCTTATAATAATTAATTTGTTGTCTAGTCTTGTCTGCCCTATTTACTGCTTTTTGTATCGTCATCTCCAGGATAATAACTAGCTTGAATAATCTCTTCTAAATAATCCTTACGCTTCTCTAACGCTTCAATCTGCTCATGCAAACATTCAATTTCACTTTTAATTAAGTTTTTAAAAAAGTCTTTATTTTCCATAACCTTATTATTTTAATTAACAAGTCTATTCTAACACTACGTATATGCAATTCTAAGCGTTAAATTAAGCGTTTATATGCAAAAGATGACATATACCCTATCACTCTAGCTATTTCTTCTCTTCTTTGACCTTAACTTCTTCTGCTTCTAAAACACGCTTAACCATTTCAACCTCATTTCTACCAAATCCAGTAAACTTATCAAAAA